GCTCATCTTCTTGGCGAAGGTCTCCGCCTCGCCGACGGCGCCGAAGGGGCCGAAGTTCAGGCCCTTGCTGCCGTCAGCCCAGGTGTGGACCATCACGAACAGGTCCCGCATCTGGAGCATGTCCCCGACCTCCTTGATCACGGCCTTGGCCAGTTGCTCCGGGCTGTCGAAGGTGGGGTCTTCGAGGATGTCGACCACCTTCTTGATCTCGTGAGCCCTCGGCGTGATCCTCAACGGAGCGCGCCCTCCAGCTCTGCGAGCAGGCTCCCGAGGTCACCGTGCGAGTCAGACCACGCCTCGTAGCAGTGCTCGTCGTACGCCTCGTAGGTCGAGCCCTCCTTCAGCTCACCCTCGTCGTCGAGGAAGGCCCCAATGCCGGCCTCGCGCTTCTCGTACGCCTCCGTGTACCGCTCGATGATCTCGCCCAGGTGGTTGGCGACCTGCTCACGGATGATCCGCTTCATGGTCTCGATCGCGTCGTTCGTCGCGTTGCTCACTGCTCGATTCCTCTCTCGATGACCCGCACTCCCCAGCGTCGGGCGTTGACGTAGGCGATCATGTTCTGCGTCGCCGTCTTGGTCGGGCTGTACCAGTCGCCGCCCCGCTTGAAGAGGGGCGTGTCCCGCTTGTCCAGGATCTCGATCTCGGTGCCGTCCGGCAGTTCGTCGAGCTCTCGAATCGTCCTGACTTCAGTCACAGTAGCACACCGTCACACTTGCACAAGTTCGGCGACGCCGTGCAGCTTGGCGTGCAGATCAGCCACCGCCCCGTCGTTGACCAGAACGTGGTCGAAGGGCCAGTCGTCGAGCGCGGTCTCACTGATGTGCGCCCGTCCGTACTTGTCCTTGGTCGGGCCGACGTTCGGCCTCTCGACCCGGATCATCACGCCGCCCCGCTTCACGACAGCCTCGGCCTCGTTGGGGAATCGGACGTCGGTCACGACCAGGCCGGCCGCGTCAGCGTGCGAGGCGAACAGAGCCTCAACCCACACGTCGTCACCGAGCACGCGCCGGCCAGCCTCCGTGCCCGTGCGCTGGAGCAGGGAGCGGACCTCGGGGTACGTCGTCTTGGCGTAGTCCCAGCCGGTCGAGTCGACGATCTGGCGGAGCCGCAGGCTCCCGGCACCGTAGTGTCCAGGGATCAAGGGGTTCACTGCGTACAGGAACTCCTTCAGCTTGTCGGCGTAGCCCGCCTGCCTCCAGCCTCGCTGGATCAGGGCGTCAGCCGCAGTGTTCTTGCCGGACCTCGCGTACCCCGAGAGCCCGATGATCAGGTCGGTCACTTCCAGCTCACCTCCGCCTCGACTTCCTCCCACACACGCAGGCCCTGCACGTTGGTGCCTACGTAGTCCTTCACGTCCTGGCGGATCTCCGCCGCACGCTCCATACCGAACGACCGAGTCCACTCGGCCGGGTCCTTGACGTCCACCGTGACGGTGATGGCGATCTTCACTCTCAGTTCTCCTCGGGGTAGTTGGGGAAGATCAGGGCCGCCTGCTCGGCGTGCCCTGCGTCAGTCAGTCGGTCAGCGCAGTCACGCTGTGCCGCTCGGACGATGTCCATCAGCTTGGCCACCGACTCCGTGTACTCCTGGCCGTACTTGTCGTACGTCAGCTCGGAGATGGCGCTCTCTACTGTCGGCGCCCACCGCGGGACACCGTGGATGTACTCCCAGCCGGAGCTCTGTCGACTCACGCGGCGGCGAAGTAGAAGTCGGAGTGGAGGTCGCCCGCCTTGACGAGCTCGCCCTCCAGGCCCACCAACTCACGATCCAGGGTGATGGCGACCGAGGGGACGCGCGTCCTGCCTTCAATGAAGCCGATGCCCAGGTCGGTGATCGACCACCTCTGCTCCTCCACGCGCTTGGCCAGCCCGAACCAGGCCAGCTTGGCGAACACCGCGTACTCCGCGTTGGTCAGGCTCATCTCGTCGCGCTTCAGAGCGTCGCCGCCCTGGAGGTACAGCTTGCCGAGACCCGAGACCTCGTTCTTGCCGATGCGGCTGCGCTTCTGCACTGTCGTGCTCCTCTCACCGTGGCTGCCATCGTCAGGAGGTGGGCACCACCCCACCCCGACCTCCTCTCGGGAGGTTTCGGCACACTTGCACAGTCAGGACGTCTCGCGATACCCGTCGAAGCAGGAGATGTAGGAGGTGTCGCCAACCTCGGCCCAGCACAAGCGGTGTCCCCACACGGTGCCCCAGTACTCACGCTTGGCGGCCTTGTTCTTCTTGGTCCACGCCTTGCGCTTGGCCGGGTCGTTCAGCTTCGGGTTCAGGTACGTCACGTTGCCAGCGCGGTCGACGTAGTACGAGTACCCCTTGCCGTTGCCTCGCTTGGCCGCGTCCCAGTAGCAGTTCCGGTCGTCGCTGTCGTCAGCGCACGGCTTGGTCGGCACGTGGAACACCGGGACGTACTTCACCTGCGCCGGCAGTCTCACGGGCTTGACGTCCGAGGCGGAGGCCGGCGAGGTCCAGGTGACCGAGCCCAGCAGGGCGAGGGCGAGGAACGTCAGGACGAATCGGGCTGCGGTCTTCATGGGGTGTCTCCTTCAGGGTGATCGCCCCCGTGCGGGGCGGCTGGGGCTTGGGGGGAAGCTCGTACCGGTAGGCGGTGAGCTTGGGTATCTCGTCCGGCTCGGCGACGCCGTTCTCGACGGCGACTCGGTAGACGGTGGCGAACTGGGCGACCGCCTGTTTGATGATCTCGCTGTAACTCAGGCCGGTCGGGGCGAGAGTCCTGATGTGGCGGGCCAGCTCGTCGTCGACCCGTGCACTCAACTGGCGGGGCATCTCGCTCATGCCGGGACCATCGCGGTCAGGATCTCGCCCTCCGGGCTGATGATCTCCTGGTCGATCAGGGCCTGGGCGGTTCTGCCGTACGAACCCTGCAACGTCCAGGCCATGCCGCTCCGGATCAGGGTGGCGAACAGGTCCAGGATGTCGTCGATCTCCAGCTCGTCGGCCTCGAAGCTCATGATGTCGATGGCCAGGTCCTTCATGCGGCTCACTTGGAACCCTCCTCGATCTGGCTGACGAGCTGGCTCGCCAGGCGGAAGCCGATGGAGAACAGCGCCAGGTCGGCGCGTCCTTCGATCGTGTTGTTGGTGGGTGTGCCGAGCTCGGCGATGTTCTCCTCGTAGGCACGGAGGTCTACGAACTGGCGCCATTTCTCATCGAGGTCGGTGCTCCTGCCGTTCCAGGCGGCCTCGCCCTGGATGAACTCCCGGTAGCGGGCGACCACCTCAGCGCGCGGGCCCCCCTCCTCCTCGACGTGGCGCTCGACCAGGTCGATCACCTTGTCCCGTACGTGGGCCAGGAAGTCGGCGCCCTCACTCACGTGCGAGTCGGGCTCGACGCACTCGGCGAGGCGAGCCAGAGCGGTCGGCCCGTACCCGTTGACCTTCTCGATGACGTCCATCGGTCACACCTTCACAGTAGGTTGGCTCATCAGGAGGGGAGATCCACTCCCCCCGACCACCCCCCTGGGTGGTTTCGCCTTGATGTGGCCACAGTATCACTGCTGCGCAGGTTGCACAAAGTCAGCCGTATCGGATCTCCCCCAGTGCGGCGAGCTGGACGATGATGTCGGCCGTGCCCGCGTCGATGTGCCCTGCGTCGATGCCCTGCTTGTCGTCCCGGTCCATCCACGACTCGATGATGTAGCCGTGGTACTCGCGGTTCACGTACCGCTGGTCGATGTCGAGCAGCTTGGCGTACGCCCCGCGGATGTCGTCGGCGCTCAGGTAGTGGACTGCCTCGACCTCACGCACATCGTCGAAGGCGAAGATCGGATGCGGCGCCGTGCCCTCGGTGATCGTCCACGTCTTGCCCTCGGGCAGGCCGGCGAACTCCTCGTCGGTCGGCTCCGTGGCCCAGTAGGTGATCCCTCCGTAGGAGGCGATGTCGATGACGTCCTGCGCACGCTCGTCGGTCAGGTACTTCTTGAGCTCGTCGGTGCTGGGCACTGTGTGACTCCCCGTTCTCAGGCGTTGATGGCGATGCTGACGACGGTCTCGTTGCCCTCGTACTTGTTGTTGCGGACGTGCTTGCGGGCCAGCGTGGTCGCCTTGTCCTTGCGCTTCGAGTCGCGGACGTTCAGGTCGTGGGTGCGGAACTTGGGGGTCACTGTGGTTCTCCTTGCATGTGCGGCAGGC